GTGAGGGTCTACAGAAACGTAGAGGTAAGCGCAAGCTGCGTACTCCTGTGACACAGACAGCAGGTACTAATGTAGGTGGCGAGGGTGCGTCAGGGCTACAGATTCCGAAGGGATAAGTAAATGGAACAAGACGTAGGAACTTTAGCTAAACGCTACAGCCAGCTAGAGGCTGAACGAGATACGTTCCTTGAAAGAGGACGTGAAGCAGCAAGGCTAACTATCCCTACTCTTTTGCCAGATGAAGGACATAGCAGTACCACTAGGTATGCTACACCGTATCAAGGCATTGGGGCAAGGGGTGTAAATAATCTAGCATCTAAACTCCTACTTGCTCTGCTGCCACCTAACAGTCCATTCTTCCGACTGACTATTGATGACTTTGACTTGCAAGCTATTGCAGGTGACAATCGTGGTCAGGTAGAAGAGGGACTAGCACGTATTGAACGTGCAGCAATGCAAGAGATTGAGAGTAAATCCATTCGTGTACCTGTCTTTGAGGCACTAAAGCTGCTTATCGTAACTGGTAATGCGCTAGTATATATGCCTAAAGAAGGGGGTATGAAGGTCTACAGACCTGACCGTTTCTGTGTGAAGCGTGACGCAATGGGTAACATGTTAGAAATACTAACTAAAGAAAGTGTGTCACCGTTGATGTTGCCTGAAGAAGTTAAGGCAATGATACCACCAACAGACACACCTGTTAAGAACTACGACTTGTATACTTGTCTCAAGACCAAAGATAAAGGCTTCTCTATCTACCAAGAGGTAGCTGGTATTGAAGTTCCTAATTCACGTGGTACATTCAAAGAAGACAATAACCCATTCATTCCATTACGTTTTATTAGAATAGATGGTGAAGATTATGGACGTGGTTTCATTGAAGAATACATGGGTGACTTACGTAGTCTAGAAGCTTTGACCCAAGCTATCGTGCAAGGTAGTGCAGCGTCAGCTAAAGTTCTATTCATGGTACGTCCAAACGGTACTACTAAATCTAAAGACTTGTCCAAAGCACCTAACGGTGCGTTTGTAAACGGTGACGCTAACGATGTATCAACCCTACAGGTACAGAAGTCAGGTGACTTTAGGGTAGCATTGGAAACTATGCGTATGATTAACGACAGGTTGGCTTCTGCCTTCTTGTTAAACTCTTCTGTACAACGTGCAGCAGAACGTGTAACTGCTGAAGAAGTACGTTACATGGCACAGGAACTAGAGACAGCCTTAGGTGGTGTGTACTCTATTCTGTCTCAGGAGTTTCAACTACCACTTATCAACCTGCTACTTAATACATTAGTAAAGCAGGGTAAGATGCCTAAGATGCCTAAGGATAGCGTTAAGCCTACGGTTGTCACAGGTATTGAAGCACTAGGACGTGGACAAGACTTGAATAAGCTTGCAACATTCTTACAATATCTTCAGCCTTTAGGTGCAGAAGTTATAGCAAGTGAGATGAACTTGAACGATTACATAGATAGACTAGCAGCCTCTCTAGGTATCGACACTTCTGGTCTAATTAAATCAGAAGAACAAAAGGCTCAAGAGCAAGCTATGCAGCAACAAATGATGCAACAACAACAAATGGAACAGGCAGCTATGGGTGCAGCACAAGCAGCAGCACCGCAGATAGCTAAAGGAGCAATGGAAGCGGAGTAATAAATGGCAGAAGCTATTAACACTTATCAAGAACCTGAAGCTGAATCTCAAGAACATGTAAACGCCATGCTTGAGAAAGTAGAAGGTAGTCAACAAGACCCTGAACGTCCTGAATGGCTACCTGAGAAGTTTAAGTCCCCTGAAGATATGGCTAAAGCATACTCACAACTAGAGAGTAAGCTAGGTCAAGGACAAGAGGAACAAGAAGAAGAAGTAGAAACTACAGGAGAAGAAACTGCTTCTGATGTAGCTGAACTACTAGATAATAAAGGACTAGACTTTGACGTATTCCAACAAGAGTACAACGCAACTGGTGGTCTATCTGACGATGCTTATGCTGCGTTAGAGGAAGCTGGTTTTCCTAACTCTGTCGTGGATACGTGGATACAAGGGCAAAACGCTCTTGCATCACAAGTGACTACTGAGATGTATGATGTCGTAGGTGGTCAAGAAGATTACAACAACATGGTTTCGTGGGCATCCGATGCACTCCCTGAGAGTGAAATTGATGCCTTCAATGCAACAATGGAAACGCAAGACCCTAATATGATTAGACTTGCTATACAAGGTCTCAATGCACGTTATCGTTCTGAGGCAGAGCCTACCCTAATGCAGGGACAAACAGGTGCTGTATCCTCAGGTGGGCGTTTTGAAAGTAATGCTGAACTCACTGCTGCTATGAGTGACCCTAGATATAGTAAAGACCCTGCCTACAGGCAACAGGTAGCTGATAAGCTTTCTCGTTCTAGCCTGTTCTAATTGTTGCATGGGAGTAGGGGGTTCGTCCCCCTCTCCTTATAAGTACATCTGCGTGGTGTATTTATAAGGGGCTATCCCCTATCTCAAAGTTACTAGGTACGACTAACCCTGACCCCTTGCGAGGGACAATCTGCTGGAGAAAGTTCAGTAAACTTGAGGCACTAACTTTAATTTTAATCTATGAGGTAATAAAAATGGCACAAGCTGCTTCTAACCCTGCTTACACCGTAAGCTTTCAGGGTCAAAATAACCTCTCAGGTGACGTTCGTGACCTCTTCCTTAAGCTATATGCTGGGGAAGTCCTGACCGCCTTTGAGGAAAAGAAAGTAATTATGGATAAGGTGCGTACTCGCACTATCTCCAAAGGTAAATCAGCATCGTTCCCAATGACAGGACGTGCAACTGCCGAATACCTAACCCCAGGAAATGAGATTACTGGTGGTAACATTCGTGCAGGTGAACGCATTGTAACCATTGACGATTTGCTAATTAGTTCTCAGTTTATTGCGAACATTGACGAAGCTATCAACCACTACGATGTTCGTTCTATCTACTCTAAAGAAGCTGGTATTGCACTAGCTAACGAAGCAGATAAGAACGTAGCTCGTATGCTGGTTAAAGCTGCCTTGTCAACTAACGCAACTGCTGCTGCTGGTCTTGTTCAAGACTATAAAGCATTTGGTGAAGAAGACTTTACTAATAACGTAACTATCGGTAGTGCATCAGGTGATATTACTGACCCTGCTAAGATTGCTAAAGCTATCTTTGACGCTCGTAAAGAGATGGAAGTCAAGAACGTACCTACTGATGGTGCTGTTGTTGTACTTGCTCCTGACCAGTACTATGCGTTGATGGATGTTACCGATGGCAACAAGCTTGTCTATATGAACCGTGATTTCGGTGGCAATGGTTCAGTAGCTGACGCAACTGTAGCGTCTATTGCTGGTATGCCTATCATCATGTCTAACCATGCTAACGTATCTAACCTGTATGTGAACTTCACTACTGGCGATGCTGACGAAGGTAAGACATCAGACAATGCTCCACTAGCTAACACTGCTGGTTCAGGACGCACAACACACTATGACCTACCTACTGCTACTGTAGACAGCCGTGATATGGTTGCAGAAGCTGCTAAGTTTAAGGGCTTTGTGTTTACTCCTGACGCTGTAGCTACTGTCAAGTTGCTTGACTTGGGCATGGAATCTGAGTACCAGATTAATCGTCAAGGTACATTGATGGTTGCTAAGTACGCGATGGGGCATAACGTCCTACGCCCAGCATCATGTGTTGCTTTGTCACAAGCCTAATTAATATGGGGGAGAGGTTTCTAGAGCCTCTCTCCTTTTTTATTGGAGTAAGACATGACGATACAACATGCAGGTGAGACATTTCAAGGCTTACGAATACCGAAGAGTTCCCCCAAAGGCAACAAGTCACACGCTGTTCTGATTGGCTCACGAGACAAACCCAAGCTAATTAGGTTTGGTGAAAAAGGTGCAAAGACAAACCAATCAGCTAAACAACGCAAAGCGTTTAAGGATAGACACCGTAGGAACATAGCCAAAGGTGAGACTAGTGCAGCTTATTGGGCTAACAAGGTGAAGTGGAAAGCATAACATGGCAACAACAACCCAACTAGACGCAGTAAATACTATGCTCTCTGCGATAGGTGAAGCACCTGTCAACAGCCTTTCCTCTGGTTTGGTTGAAGCCGAAATAGCAGAGACTATACTTAACACTGTAGACAGAGAAGTACAGTCAATGGGCTGGCACTTTAACACAGAATTAAATAAATCATACGCACAGAACGCTAGTGGTGAGATAGTACTAGGTACAGATATCCTACGTGCAGACGCTACACTAGAGGCAAACAGCCCCGACTTAGTTCAGCGTGGTCTGAAGATGTATGACAGGAAGAACCACACGTTTAATGTTGGTGCTAACACTAAGCTAGACGTAGTAGTTCAATTAGACTTTGATGACTTGCCTGAGGTATGTAAGAGATACACTACACTCAGAGCAACCAGAATATTCCAAGACCGTATTGTAGGGTCTAACACTCTTCACGATTTCCAAATACGTGACGAGGAACGAGCTATGTTTGAACTGAAAGAGTTTGACAAAGCTTCTGATGACCATAACATATTTGATAACTATGACACATTCAGTATTATTGATAGGCAGGGTAGGAGAACTTTCTAATGGCACTCATCAGTCAATCTATCCCCAACCTAATCAATGGGGTATCTCAACAGCCGCCATCTCTACGCCTTAATACACAGGCAGAGCTACAAGAGAACGGCCTGTCTAGTGTGGTCACAGGTTTGTCTAAGCGTCCTAGTACACAGCACGTAGCTGACTTAGGCGTTATCTCAAACCTAGACAAAGCTTTTATCCACACTATTCGTAGAGATGAGAATGAGTTTTATTCTCTAGTGATTGACACAGCAGGTACTATTCGTGTGTTTGATAAGGATGGTTCATCACGTACTATTACTAACAGCGCAGCTTCATACCTATCGGGATTGACTGACCCTAGTAAAGAACTTGCTGCTGTATCTATCGCAGACAATACCTTTATTGTAAACAAGAATATAACTGTAGCACAAGGTACTACAACGTCACCTGCTCGTAACCCAGAAGCACTGGTGTATGTCAAACAGGCTGACTACTCTTCTACATACAGACTAACTTTAACCAAAGGTTCAAGCACAAGCACTGTAGAATTTGCTACTAAGTCTAGCACACAGTCAAGTACATCATTAACACAGAACGCAGAGCGTGGTGCATCAACTGATTTTATTGCAGAGAACTTAAATACGTTTAGTGGTACAGGTGTAAACAGCACATACTATGATAACATTACTGATGGTTCTGCTGTCACTGGTCTAACGATTACTCGTTATGGCTCAGTGCTACATATACAATCCACAGATACCACAAACTTTCAAGTAACTGTAGGTGATTCACATGGTGGAGACCATCTGCTACTATTCAAAGATACTACACCTGACTTTAAAAAGTTACCTGTTGAAGCACCTAATGACTTTGTTATTGAGGTAGCAGGGGATAACCAGAAAGCACAGGATGATTACTACGTCCAGTACAACAACGGTGTATGGAAAGAAACAGTAGAGCCTAATATCATTATTGACTTAGATGCTAGTACCATGCCACATAAACTGGTAAAAGATACTAGTGCTAACTTTACATTTAGTACACAGTCCTACGAAGATAGAAAGATTGGTAACGATGATACCAACCCCTTCCCTTCCTTTGTAGGTTTCAAGCTAGCTGATATTTTCTTCCATCGTAATAGACTAGGACTACTAGCTGATGAGAATGTTATCTTCTCTCGTGCAGGTGAGTTTGTAGACTTTGACTTCTTTCGTAAGTCAGCACTAACCATTGTAGACAGTGACCCCATAGATGTGGCAGTGTCCTCTAACAAGGTTAGTATACTTAAACATGCTGTACCGTTTAACGAGAGCCTACTGCTCTTCTCAGACCTCACACAGTTCAAGGTAACAGGAGACCCTGTACTTACCCCTGAGACTATCAATGTTGCTAACACAACAGAGTTTGAGGCATCCCTGAGAGCCAAGCCAGCACAGTCTGGTAAGTACGTATACTTTGCTTCCAAGCGTGGCGTATGGTCAGGCATGTGGGAGTACTTTGTAGATAGTGACACAGACACTAACGATGCTAGTGAGATTACATCACACGTACCTGAATACATTGACGGTGAGGTAACAAATATTCAAGCATCGTCTAACGAGGATATGCTCATACTACAATCTAGTAACGATGCACAAGCTTTCTATGTGTACAGGTACTACTGGCAGGGTAGAGAGAAGCTACAGGCTTCATGGTCACGTTGGGTATTTGATGGTGATGTCATAGGTGTATCATTCAACCTAGCAGATATCTACATACTTATTAAACGTGGCACTAACCTGTTCCTAGAACGTATCAACCTGTCTGTTGATGATGCTACAGGATACACTGACGGTAAGTTCTCTGTTCATCTAGATAGACGTGTAAGACTAGAAACATCAGGCTTGACAACCGTACCTTATACTGATAGTAATACTATTTATATAGCACAGGATGGGGGTATCATACCTCTGTCATCTGTAGCAGGTAAGCTGTCTGCTGGTCAGGTAGTGTTTGCTGGTATACCTTTTACATTTAAGTACCAGTTCTCTGAGCCTGTACCTAAGATTAACAACAACCCTGTAACTACAGCAGACCTGCGTATTCGTAACTGGTCTGTGGTGTATAACAATACAGGTTTCTTTACTGTCAAGACTACACCTGCTAGACGTGCTACCTATACACGTACCTTTACAGGACGTATTGTGGGTGGTGCTGCTAACATACTAAACAAGGCTGCTATTGATAGCGGTACATACCAGTTCGGTGTAGTAGGTAACTCAGACACAGAGATTGTTATAGAAAGTGATAGTCACCTACCTGCTGCTTTTCAGAGTGCAGAGTGGGAAGGCTTCTACGTACTACGTTCAAGGAGAATGTAATGAAGGCTCATGTGAGGAAGAGTGTCCAAGCTGACGTTGATTGGTTGAAGGATAACCTAAGACCAGAAGACAAAGCAGAGGTGACAGCCTCACATGGTAGCCCTGAAAAAGCATTACAACTAGGTCTTGACGAGTCAGACGAGTGTTGGACTTTTCTTGTAGAAGAGACTAACGAGATTGCAGGTATGTATGGTGTAGGCGCAGAAGGAGTTGTATGGCTTCTTACTGCCCCACCTGTTACAAAGATACAGATACCTTTCCTACGTGGTTCACGTAAGTGGGTAAGAGAGATAAACAAGAAGTACCCCCTACTAACTAACGCTGTTGATGCAGACTATCAGGTAGCTATAGATTGGCTACGCTTTGTTGGCTTCACATTTATTAAACGACACGAAACATGGGGTGTAGGAAACAAACCCTTTTTAGAATTTGTGAGGATACAGATATGAGTTGGATGATGGCAGCACAAGTAGGGGGCGTAGCTCTTGACTATATTAGTGCCAAACAAGATGCAGATAGACAAGATTATAGACATGCTATAAACAGAATTAGAGCAGCAGATGCTCAGAATCTAAAAATTGCTCAGTTAAATAGAAGAGCTATTCAAGAATCTGAATACATAGCTGACCAGAAAACAGAACTAGCTATTCAAACTTTACAAAATCAAGAGACACGTGCTGTTGTAGGGGGAGAGACAGGATTTTCTGGTGGTAGTATTGATAACTTTATTAAAGAGCCTATGACTAAAAAGCTTAGAGCCTTTACTAAGTTAAATGCACAAGAAAAAAGCATAATGAAACAGATAGAGCTAGAAAAGATTGGCGTTACTAAAGAAACAGAAGATAGAATAAACTCTGTACCTCAGGGACAACAGCCTAACTTTTTAATGTACGCTGGAAAAGCAGCACTATCTGGCATGGCTGCAAAACAACCTTCTGCAAAAGAAATAGCTACCCAACAATTAGAAGTGCAGAGGGAAGCTACTGCTCTTATTGAAGCAGAAAACTTTGTAGGAGCAATGCCAGCACCTAGTGCTTGGTCTTCTATTACCGACATTTTTAGATAAGGATTTAACATGGCTAGAAAAAGAGTACAGGTAGCTGATTTAGATACCTCAGTTTCTGCTGTAAGACCTGTAGCGTCTGTAGTAGAAACGTATGTTAGACCGCCTTCTGAGTTAGATACTCCTTCTCCTTTAGAATCTTTTGTAGATGCTATTAACCCTTTTATAGAATCTAAAGTAAAAGAAGAACAAGCTAGAAATAATGCACTAGCAGAAGCAGTAGTAAATGGTGTAATAGATAAACAAGCTTTTCAAGCTAGAACTGCTGTAAATAATTTAAGATTGTTAGGTCAAGATGACTATTTAAAACATTCTGATGATTATTTAAAAATGGGGAAGGAAGCTGTTTCTCAACATAGACAGGCTAACTACGCTTCATATTATGAGGAATTACAGAAAAGCGGTACTAACCCTGCTGTTATTAATCTTATTAAAAAGGATATGGAAGCGGTAGAGTACAAGTTTTTTAGCGAGGTGTACATACCTAAAAAATTTGACTACGATGTATCAGAAACTATTAATAATGATTTAGCACCTCAACTTAATATATTGGCTGAAAATCCTACTCCTAATTCTTTACAAGAAGGTACATTTCTTGTACAATCCTTTATGGATTTATATCCTAATATTCCTAAAGATAAAATTAATGACCTTATTCTTACACAAGAACTAGCTTGGGCTACTTCTACTGACGATAATGGTATTATAAATGGTAAATCTTGGCGTTCTGAATGGTTGGTTGAAAACAAGAGACACACTGTAAAGAAAAACATTAAAGCTTGGGACGCTATTGAACAATCTCAAGCAAACAAAGAGCTTGCTGTTAAACAAGCTACTGTTGCAAGACAAGATGCTTTTATATCTTCTGGTGTTACTAGTCAAATAGACATGCTGACAGCTATGTGGAAAGGTAACACACCTACTTACTTAGCTAATCCTTCAAAATGGCAACAAGAAATTGAAAAACTTAGGGAAGAGTTTAAGCAAACTTTAGAAAAACAGTATGGTAAAAATAGTCCTATTGTTGCTCAAGGTGTAAATGAGTTTAGCATTTCGGCTCAATCGTTTTCTACTAAAGAAGTATTACCAGAGGTAATGAAACAAAACAGAACTGATACTCTTGATACTAATATGACTAATGTTCTTAATCGTGGTCTATTCAACACAGCAGTTTCTGAACAAGAACGTATTGCTAATGGTGTAGCTTTACTAGACGATATGGTTGCTAACTCTGGCCTTACAGAAGCTGAAGTAACAGAAGAAGCTTTTAGACAGCAGATAGAACTAACAGAGTTGTACGGTACTAATACACCATTTTATGAGTGGTTAAAAGAAACTGGAGCGTTAAACAAATCACAGTACACTGACGAAACTCAGAAGATAGTAGACGAGTTAGAAAAACATAACAAACAGTTTGCTGCTCAGAACATTGAGGCTAATAAAACTGCTTTTCTTAATCAAAGATTAAGCAAGTTTAGAGCTACTGGGTTTAGAGATGCTACACTGTTAACAAACCTTTCTTACGTTGACCCTGAAACAGATAAAAGCTATTCTATATCTGAACCAGAAATACAAGCTGTATTTGAAGCACAGGCTAAACAAGAACTAGCTGTACAATTAGAACGTGTTAATAAAGAGTATGACGATGTACTAGATGTAGTTGGTGATATTCCTGAAGGTCTTGAAGAAGATGTAGAGAATAAAAGAACTGCTGCTATTGCAGAGACTGTTAAAACTCATGCTGATAGAAAGATTAAAGATTTTTATCTATCTCGTCAGGTACTACCAGTAGAGGTAGAAAGAGTACTTAATAACACTGTAGTAACACAAGCTTTAACATCTACTGCTGGTGAAGAACTAGATGAAGATGACTTACAGTTAGTACAGCAAGCACTTACTATGTATGAAACTATGAACGACTATAGTGATGGTTATACTAATGTAGCATTTTCTGATACTAGTGACATGAATATTAGATTAGGTCATTTATCTACATTAGTTAGAGATATGGATATGTCTCTAGCTAAAGCAGTAAAGCTTTTACAAAAGCCTTTATACTCTAGCGCAGGTATTTCTCTAGCAGATGAAGAGATATCAGAGGCTGTTACTTTAAAAAGAGCAGTGTTACCTAACCAAACAGCTTTTGAAGATGTCATGAACACGCCTGATTTACGTCTATACATGGAAGCTTTGTTAAAAACAGAAGTAGAAGTACTAGGTAAAACTAAGGAACAAGCACTTCCTAGTGTGATTGAACACGCTGTCAATGACTTCTATATAGCTGAAGGTTACAATGGCACTAAGACAGCTATACTTAAGAGAAACACCGATACTCGTAGGTTAGCTGATGCACCTGCACGTATGTCTAGCTTACTAACAGCTATCCACGACATACAAGGTTTTCCAGATTACATGACAGAAATTGCAGGTGAAGATGCTGACCTAGTAGTTATGGGTCATCCTACAAATGCTAACATGGCTCAGTTAATTATTACTAATGAGAACGGTGATAGAAATCCTATTCTAAGTTTTTCTTATTCTGAGTTATTGACTTTACCTCTTGAGACAGTTAAGGCACGTATCTTAACAGAAACACAGGATAAGTTATCTTTCGCTGCTGGTGTTTCACCTGAAGAAAAGCTAGTGTTACAACAAGCTCAATCATTAGCTGCTGGTCAGGGAGTGTTTGTAGATGTATCTAGCACAGAAGCTTTAGCACGTTTCCAACAAGCTAAAGAAGCTGGAGAGAGAAGAAGACAGGAGCAAGAGGCACAAGCTATTGCAGATAGAGAAGCTTATCTTGCATCCCTACCGCCTGAAGCTTCAGCTATAAGAGAAGATGTGCAGATACCTGTTGTTAGGGAAGCTTTAGAAGCTATTGGTGTTACAGACTTTATTGATGTTACTAGATTTATACAGGATAAGGTATCACCAGATAGGTTTGATGAGTTAGTATCTAAGCAAAGAAAAGTACTTACTGATAAGAAAGCTATTAGTAAAGCAACTAAAGCCTTAAAAGAGTTAGACCCTAACGTGGCTAAAGAATTAGGTCTTGAAGAAGTTGGCTTATATAGTAAGAAACTAACTGAGAGAGGTATTACTATAAACGAGCAGGGTGAGATAGCACACGCTGTACTAGCTTTGTTAGAAATAGTAAAAGAAAACCAATAAACGAGGAAACTTATGGCTGAGAATGAAGTTCTAAACCCTATGGATAAGCTGTTTGACAGCTTTGACATATCTACAGAAGTTCCTAGACCTGTTGTAGAATACATAACAGGCGATGAGCTTAGAGAACTAGAGCTTGCTAAAGAGCGTAATGCTCCTGACCACAGCTTTAACTTCTTGTATGGTGTTGCTGCTAAAGAAAACAGCATACTAAATAGTGTAGCATCTATAGCTAATCGTATGACAAATAATTCATACGAACCAGTTAAGGAGATGACACCTGAGTTAATGGAGAGCCTTACAGAAGGTTTAACTGATACAAGAGCAATACAAGAAGTAACAGACACAGCCATAAATAGTAGCCTTTCAAACGCCCAAGCACTAGCAGAAGATTATAAAAAAACTCAATCAAATAGAGAACTTCTTGCTAGTGCTGGCGGTAAAGGTACTTTTGCTACAGTTGTGGCAGCATTGACAGATTTACCAGAGCTTGCTGCTATTGGTGTTACCACTACTATAGCACCTCAGGTTGGTGGTATAGCTTTGGGTAAAAAAGCTTATAACGTAAGTAGGTCATTTAAGATAGGTGCTGGTGTAGGTGCTGCTGAAGCTGGTATCTTTGAAGGTGTTAGAGCTACAGATAAGTATGACATCACAGGTGGAGATGTAGCCATTGCGATGGCTGCCTCTACTATTCTTGGTGGCAGTATTAGTAGTGTGTCTACAGCAATGCGTAAAAAGAAAGAGTACCAGAACCTACTTAAACAGTACGAGTCAGGTATACCTTTAAAATCTAATGAGTTAGCTTTTTTAGATAGTGTGGACAGTCCTGTAACAGCACAGAGAGCGTTAGAAGAGGCAGAAGCTTCTCGAATGTTATCTGATGATATAGATTTAAACTCTCCTATTACTAACGTAACTGAAGCTCAAGCTGCGGCTGCTGCTCCTCAACAAGATGACATGTTTACTGCTGTACGTAGTTGGTTTTCTTCTCAATCAAAAGGTATGAAATCAGACAATGCCTTTACTAGGTACTTCACAGATAAACTAGGATTAACTAGTAGAGGACATTCAGCTGACCCTGAAACAGGTATAGTACCACCTGTAGCCCCTGCTGCTACTGAGTACAAGATGATGCGTGAAGGTCAAGGCATCTATGAGTTTGAAGTAGCTTATCAAAAGCCTTTTGAAGCTTGGAAGAAAAGAACAGGCGGAAAACAGGAAGACTTTGATGAAGCAGTAACTATGGCTATCAGAGCTAATGATAGAAATGTTGCACCTGAGATACGTGAAGTGGCTGATAAAGTTATTGCAGCTAATAGACGTTTCTTAGAAGATAACATAAAAGCTAACGCTGCTGGTTTTACTGAAGAACTACTAACAAAGGGAAGGGTTGACCCTGATACTTACCTTGCTCGTCTGTTTTCTGATGAAGGTATTGATGCAGTTAGACGTAGGTTTGGTATGGAAGAAAGCCTTACTATAGTATCTTCTTTAGTTAGGAAAGCTATAATAGAGGCACAACCTGACATAGCTACAGAGATAGCAGAAAGCATACTTAAAAGAACAGGTAAAGAAGCTTCACCAGAAGATGTTAAAAACTACATTGACGCTATGGCTTCAGGTTATACTAAGACTGTTTTAAGTAGACCTTACGCTTCAGGTGGTGTGGTACTTAGCAGACCTTTTGATGTTGAAGAGTTAGAACAAGCCATGCTTACTGCTGGCATTAATAGTGACCAGATTAACGATGCTGTATATTTCTTAAGTAAAGACGCTACAGTAAGAAAGCACAAACGTACACAACCTCGTGTTATTCTAAATGAGATGGCTACTATTGATGCAGTAGATGTAAACGGCAATATTCAAACATTACGGTTTACTGACCTACTAGAAAACAATATTCAAACTATACAAAACGCTTACAATTTTCAAATGGCTGGGGCTTACGGACTAGCAAAAGTAGGTATTGACACAAATGTTGTAGGTTCTTCTTGGGATGATGTAGTTAAAAAAGTCACAGACCATGCTGCTGAAAAAGGTTACACAAATACTACTGAAGAATTAAAAGCCATGCAGTTTATGTATGATGGTATGACAGGTAGATTAGGTGCTAAAGATACTTCACCTGAATCAGTAAAATTAGCAGTACGAAGAGCTAAACAGTTTACTTATGCTGCAATGATGCCAATGGCTGGCCTATCCGCTTTGATGGAAGTAACAAACTCTTTATTAGAATACTCACTTAAGACTAACTTTAAAAGCATGTCAAGACTAAGAGAGTTTTACAAAAGAGCATCAGATGGTCAACTAGATTCTAAAGCTATGCGAGAGTTAGTGTTTATTACAGGCGGTAAAGGAGAAGAAATCCTAACAGCTTCTATTAATCGTGCTACTCGCTTTGATGCTGAATCTGCACTAGAGCCTAGTATTTTTAGAACTACTAAATGGGATGAGATACTAGGTAAAATTTCAAAAGCAGTATCATTAGGTAGTGGTCTTCTTCCTGTTACAGCATTTAATAGACGCTTAACAATGTTTAACTATACTCAACAATGGTTTGATTCAGCTAGGAAAGGTAAAGCACCTTTCAGTAAAACTAAGATGCTACAACAGGGCATAGACCCTGTTATGCAAAGACGTATATTTAATGCTATAAATGACCCACAAACAGGGGCAAAGCTACGTCCAGATGGTGATTTAGATTATATGAACGTAGACCAATGGACAGACAAAGAAGCTGCTGAAGTTTGGGCTATGTCTTTGTTAAGAGAAACTACTCAGAATGTACAGGAAGTAAATATAGGCTCTATGAACTATGTGTTACGTTCTACTGTTGGTCAAATATTTGGACAATTTCTTTCGTTTCCTTTAGCTGCTCTTGAACAACAGACAGCACGTCTAGGTAGAAGAGCTATGACAGGAGAAGCTGTTGCCATAACAAAACTAATGACTGCTTCTATGTTATGGGGTAGTTTACTATACACTACTAGAGTACAGTTAAATGCGGCTGGACGTAGTGATGCTGATGAATACATCAAAAGACAGATGGCTTGGGATAGATTTACTATGGGTGCTATAAGTCAAGTAGGTGCTGCATCTATATTTACACTAGCTTTTCAAATGGTAACAGGAACTGCTACAGGAACAAGTAATGGCTTTACACCACCAGCTTATAACATTTTTCAGGCTTTTTTAGGACTAGGTGATGATGTTTCAGATGGTAAATTTTCTGAAACAGAACTGAGAACATTTAAGAACGCTATACCTATGGCTAAGTTCTACGGTATTAATCAAGGCTTGAATTATCTATCCGCAAAGTATGGAGCAGACTAACCTAAAGTTACATCATTGACTAGACACAGAAGGATAAGCAATGGCTTTTTCATATCAAAACTATACAGGGGATAACACGACTGACACTTTCTCTATCCCCTTTACTTTCACTGCTCAGTCTGAGATTAGTGTAACAGTAGACGGTGTGGCTGAAACTGGCCTAACTTTTCCTTCTGCTGCAAGTGTTCAATTAACCTCTGCCCCTGCTACAGGTACGCTTGTGCAGGTGCGGAGAACCACAGACCTTACAGCACGTTCAGTAGACTTTGCCTCTGGCTCAGTACTAACTGAGGAAGATTTGGATGATAGTAACATTCAGACCTTCCACGCTGCACAGGAAGCTGTGGACAAGTCTAACGATGGTATTACTCTAGGTGCTGATGATAAGTGGGACGCACAGAGTAAGATAATCAAGAACGTAGGTACGCCTACTGCTAGTACTGACGGTGCTACTAAGGCATACGTAGACAATGTAGCAGGTTCGGCAAGTGCTGCTGCTGCAAGCGCAACGGCTGCTGCTAACTCAGCAAGTGCTGCTGCCACGTCTGCTACCAATGCTGCGACTAGTGAGAGCAACGCTGCTACATCAGCTACGAGTGCTTCTAATAGTGCTTCAACAGCTACCACACAGGCTACAAATGCGTCTAACTCTGCCACTAGTGCAACAGCAAGTGCTGCTACAGCAACCACACAGGCTAGCAATGCCTCTACCTCTGCTACTAATGCAGCCACTAGTGAAACTAATGCAGCAACTTCTGCAACTAATGCAGCAACGTCTGAGACACTTGCAGAAGATTGGGCTGAGAAGACTAATGGTATTGTAGACAGTACAGGTTACTCATCTAAAGCATGGGCTACAGGTGGTACAGGTGTTACTGATACTGCTGGTGCAGGTTCAGCACAGGAATGGGCAACAGATACGACTAACCAAGTAGACGGTACTGAGTACTCTGCGAAAGAGTACGCTATCGGTGTACAAAGACGTGGTTCGTCTGGTGGTGGTTCAGCTAAAGATTGGGCTACCTACACTGCTAGTACTGTAGATGGTACTCTGTACTCTGCTAAGTACTACGCTGAACAAGCAGCAGTACACTTTGATAACTTTGATGATAAGTATCTAGGTAGTAAGTCATCAGACCCTACAGTAGATAATGATGGTAATGCTTTGATTGATGGTGCGCTGTACTATGACACCGCCGCTAACAACTTAAAAGTGTATGACTTAGGTACAACAACATGGATTGCAATTACGGCTGGTACAACTGCTGGCTTTGCTATAGCCATGAGTGTGGCTCTATAAATTAAGGAAATATTATGGCACAGAATTTTAGACGATATACCCTACAGGGCGTAGGCACAGCAGCCGCAGATATTCCTGATGGGGCTAACTTTGACAGTTATGATACCATTGTAGGTATCCACATGACCAATATAACAGCTAACGCAATCACAGTAGATGCGTACATTAACGATGGTACTAACAATGTGTATCTAGTTAAGGGTGCGCCTATCGCTGCTGGTGGTGCGCTACAGGTACTTGATGGTGGTGCTAAACTAGTAGTACAATCAGGAGATAGACTGTGGGTACAATCAGACACAGCATCTTCACTGGACGTATGGGTATCTGCTGTTGATGACATTTCTAGCTAGGGAGATTTATTATGGGTTACGTAGGTAATCAAGCTGTACAAGGGTACAGTAGCATCCCTGCTAAACAGGACTTAACTGGTGCAACAGGCACAAGCCTAACGCTTACACATCCTGTATCAAGCGCAGAGAGTATTGACTTATTCATTAACAATGTTCGCCAAGAGCCTACTACTGCCTATAGTGCAGCAGGTACAACAGTAACGCTAACAGGTTCGGTTGCGGCTACTGATGACATCTATGTGGTATACAACGCACTAGCTCTGCAAACAACTGTACCGCCTGATGGTTCTATTACATCAGTAAAGCTTGACCCTAACCTAGTCTTGGGTGGTGGTAGCTTTTTAGGTGATAGTGGTGGTGGTACGGCAGACATCTTTCGGGTGCATGAAGCTGAGTTAAACACAGATGTAACTGTAGTAGCCAACACCAACGCACTATGTGCAGGGCCGCTTACAGTAGCAACAGGAGTTACCGTGACAGTAAACGGTAATCTGGTGATAGCATGAGTACATTAAAAGCAGATACAATCGTAGCGGCAGACGGCACTAGCCCTGTAACGTTGACTAAGCAAGAAGCTACGAAACAGTGGATTTCTTGGGATGGTGTTAATAATAATATTGAGGGTTCGCTCAACGTAACCAGTGTCACAGACGAGGAGACAGGGGTTTATACGCTTAACATAACGTCTGCTTTTTCTTCTGCTCACGATAGATGTATAACTGTATCTTTATTTAATTCAAATGATGACGGTGTTGGTTCTACAAGTGGCTCTAGTAGAGGGTTAAGTGCAGCAGTTGTAGGCACAAATTCAGCAAACACGATTGACCCCTTAACTACAACAACAGTCCAGTATGGCACAGCTTATGGTGCAAGTTCTACTTCTAATGGCGGTATGTGGGACTATAGTAAAGTTTGGGTTACGTCAATAGGAGACCTAGCATGAGTGAGATTATTACAGACAAACTCACTGGCAAGACTTCTGCTGGTGATGTGACGATTACGGCTGGCTCTACTACGATGCAACTGCAACAGGGCGTGGCGAAGAGCTTTTTAAACTTTGACCAAAGCGACAATGGTGTAGATGGTTCGTTAAATGTAAGTTCGGTAACAGACAATGGTGTATCTGATATAACCAATAATTTTGTTAATTCTTTTGCAGATGACCATTACTCAACTTGTGGCTTTAGTGGGTTTGATTCTGGTGGGCAAAATACATGGATAAGCGGTCATCAAAGCCTTCCTATCGGAACTTGGAAGCAATCGGGGTTGATGCGTGCGCAAGCAAGCTACGCTAACGCAACTAGAAATGCGGATATTAATGATTTTAATTTAATCCATTTCGGAGACTTAGCATAATGGCTGGCAAGATTATAGCAGACACTATTGAGACAGGCGCTGGTGCTGATATTTCCACCAGCTACCTTGTGAATGGTAGTGCGAAGATGTTTTACAATCTAAATGGAACGGGGACTATTGCGCTTAGAGATAGTCTAAATATAAGTTCTGCTACTGATAAAGGTACTGGAGATTATAAAGTTGCTTTTACTGGTAATTTTAATGCTACAGACTACACACCTCTAGGAAATCATGGCACGACCGACACTGATTGGAATAACGCATTTCACATGGCGCAAATTATGGGGGCAGGAATTTCTAACAGCTATGCGGCAGTTTACACAACTTCTGAGTTAGGGTTTTGTAACTACGGCTCTGGCACTGGCACTGATATTGATATGGAATTAGGAAATGCACACGGAGACCTTGCCTAATGAAAACACCTGAATTTCAAGGCACACATCTCTGGGATAGACTGTGCTGGGCTAAAGAAAACTTAGAAGGCTATCAGTCAGACTACCGTGTTGTCTATGAGGACAGCATTGATGAGTGCGCTAAGATACTCGTTCCAGACCCGAACTGGATGGCTTGTGCTATGCAGGGCGGTATCTTACCACCTGTG